TGTTGGATCAACACCTTATCTGGTGTTGCAAACTCTCCATAGCCAGGATATGAAAACAACCATTCACATTCTTGATCATCACAGTCTAATTCTGTTGCCATTGCCTCAACTATTGAATCAGGATAATCTACAATATACATTCTAGCCTGATAGTTGCCTAGTGGCTCTAGTGTATCTGTGTCATGCCAATGCTCTATGCTAATGGCACCTTGTTTATATGCACGAAGACTCCAAGGACATTCTTTTTGAATGCTCTCAAAGTATTCTAGCCAATTAACGCTTTGGTGGTTTTTTACCACGGCCTCTTCCTCTTCCTGGCATAGTCATCTCCTTAGTTGTTGTTTCTTGCGGCTTCAGCGGCAGCTTTCACAATGTCTTCTACTGTAATTCCTGGCAATGCTGCCATAATCTCAGCATTGGTCATACCTGTCATAATCATTTCTTGTATCTGTGCCATCAGTTCAGCAGTCATCACACTGGCCATTTCTTCGTATGGCTCCCACTTGGCACACCAATAGACCGCACGAACTGGTGCATCAAATTTTGTACAATAGAGTTCACCTGGCTTGTAGTATTCACAGTTGGCACAATTTTGACCTTCTGGAACTTCTGCATTGCTGGCTGGTTGGTAAGCGGCTGGTAAGTTAGCATTAATTTCTTCACCGTCTGGGTATGTTCTACCAGGCTGTGGGTTAGGATCTTGGAATGGTAGATATTCTTTTTCTTCGCCCATCCACTCTAGAATATGTTCATCTATCTTGCGTAAAACTGCAGGATCAGTTGCTGTATTCTTGGCAGTTTGTAATTGTGTAATTTCTTGACCTGTGTCACGGATGTTAAAGCTGCCTGGATAGTCTATGCTACCTTGCCATGTGGTTCCCATATAAGCACACCATATGGTCCACATTTGTTCTTCTGCTAATTCTAGGTTATCTGCCTTTTCACTTAGGCGTGCGTTAAGCAATTGAAATTCTGTTTCCATTGCAACACCGCTCATAACCTTGCTTTCTGTAGCACGAACTGCACCTGTGTTGGCCATCTTGTCTATTGATGCAATTGAATGTTCAATGGCCTTGTATATGCTGTCAACTGAAGCACCACCAAACTCTAGTAGATAAGGCTTCAAGCCTGGATCTAGATTTTCTGGCATATGGATTAAGGCTCCGCTCCCCGTACCAACTTTGGTCTCTGGCGTAACAACCAGACTAGGATGACTATCCATTCTGATGCTTTGCTCTACTTCACTGGTGGCATTGTAGATAAACTTCTGTGCATCAGCAATGTCAGCAATGTCACTGATACCAAAGCCACGGATAATGCTACGGCCATTGTAGGCACATACAGCAGGGATCATGCCCAAGCCGTTGACTTCTACTATCTTTTCTTTAACAACTTCTTTCTTGGTGTCAATTATGCTGGTGGTGATTGAATCTTTAGTCCAAGTCTTGACTGTGCGTAGATCGCCTGTGGTTTCTTCTAGATAGCGTAGATAACTTAATTCAACACGACCACTTGGTGCACGAGTATATTCCCAATCTAACACAACCATTGGCGTTAGTAGTGAAACATAAGGGCGAACGCCCTGTGCCTGTTCATCTGCCACAGTGACAGCACCCACATTAGGCTTTGAAACCATAATCCAAGCGTGACCAAACACTGAGGTCCAAGTAGCCACATCCTTCATAAATGCGTTGAGGCTGCGACCATCAAAGTCTGCATCATTTAAGAAGTCTTCTAATTCAGGAAATGATTCAAGTCCATTAAATTCACGCTCAGGATCCTCACGGAACAAGAATGAATTGTAAACTGATATCACTGACTGGCAGTGATTCTCTAAGGGTGTTGTGCGTATTCTAGCACGGTATTCGTTGTCTGTTTCCAGTTGATAGCGTGTTAGGTGATTGGCGTCTTTGTATTCCTGGCCACCAACATAACTTTCTAGTAGATACTGCCACTGTGGGAAGTAGGTTTCATAGAGTAAATTACCCTGGAGTAATTCTTTAAGTTCATTTGATAGCGTTTGAATTATGTTCATTGTTTTGTCCTATTTAAGCCAAGGCGTGCGACCAGCGTCTTGGCTGTGTTAATTCTGGATCTACATCCCGCTTTACTGGGAATAGATAATCTACCATATAACCTAGTGCGTCATTCATATGGTCGTATCCACCGTCTTTGTCTGGTTGGGTTGAGCCTTCTTTGTAGGTCTGACGCTCAAGTCCTTCAATAGTGTATTTACACTTAGGATCAATATAGAGGTGTCTAATGCCGCTACTTGAGCACAATCTTGAGTTGACTGCGTTGATTCTGTCTCGCACTGGAGTGTGGTGTCTAGGTGCTTTGACAACGAACCCTGCATTAGACAGGATGGTGATGTCAGTAGCGCCGCTTGCTGAGCTTTTCCTTTGGTGTCCTGCTGGATCTGGATAGACAAAGATTTTACTACGCCCGTATCTGCTCTTAATTTCTGCCACTGCTTCTTGGGTGTTAGAAGAAAACAGGCGGATTTCGTCAATGACATTTAGTGTATCTCCCTCTCTTACTGCTATGATTGCACTCATAGGATCTATGTTAAAGTCCATGCCTATGTAGACAACATCTGGTATGGGTTTGTCCCAAGCTCGCACATTGGCTGCACGGTCAAAGCCGTAATAGATTCTGCCTGCAAATGTTTCAAATGTGGCTAGATATTCTTGTCTAAAGGTGCGTTCATCTAGATCCTGCTTGGCAGCTTCTATTTCTTCTAGTGGTACACGGCCACCGTCAACGGTGGTAAAACTATAACTTTGCCAGTTAGCGTTGTCTATGGAGTTCTGATATATTTCATAAGCCCAATTGCCAATGCCCTTGGGTGTACCAATAAAAAGAGCACGGCCCTGCTTGTCAGAGAGAGTAGGTCTAAGAGTTTCATACCAAGCTTCAGGGTCAATGTCAGCAAACTCGTCAAGCACAATAAAGTCAAGACCAACACCGCGTAGGCTATCATAATTATCAGCGCCTTTAAGGCTAATGACACTGCCATTACGCAGTTGAAGAGTGAGTTCTGTTTCATTTGCTTTCTTTACCCAGTTGAGATCTGTTAGTTTGTTCTTGAGTTTACGCCATACAATTTGCTTGGCCATCTTGTAGGTAGGGGCAACATACCATACTTCACGACCTGGTTCTTTAGCGTGTTTGCAAAGTTCTCTAATACTTAAATGTGTCTTGCCAAAGCGGCGACCAGCAACTACCACACGGAATCGTGTTAGATCATTGGCCACAGTGTCTTGTGCTTGGCTTAGAGGCATTAGTTAATTAAACTGGACACAGTCTCAACAATGCCAAATATAGAGATCGCAATAACAGCCACCCAAAGCCATAGTTGAACTTTTAGGTTTTTAATTTCGTTATCAAGACTGGCAATTATTAAACTGTGTTGGCGACGGTGTTCTTCACAGTGTGCATCAAGCATTGCCATTGCGGTATCAAGTTGTTCTTTGGTCATTACCAACCCTTATAGATGGCTAATAATGCGAGTCCTGCTACTGTAACGCAGATTACAAAGAACATGGGTGGGGTAATCACTATCATTCATCGTTCCAAGGTAGTGCTTCTTGATCTTGGCTGTTGCTTGGAGTATCGCTTTGTCCTAGATACTGTTTGCCCAACCAGATAAGCAAGGTGGCATTGCCTGCCAGTGCTGTGGCCAATTGTACGCTTCTCAGTCTGCGTTTCATTCCTGCACGGGCTTTTGTTAGATAATCGCAAAAGTTATAGTTAAGGGTGTCTTCCTTGATCATAAACCACTCTGCGATCTCTTTATTAGTACAGCCCAGTTCTGCCAGTTTGTAGACTTCATCTGGGGGCACCACACGCTTTTCACGGCCTACTACGAGACCCTGCTTGGTGACTTCACCCCACTTGGGATCCTTGCGTTGAGGATACTCCCACTTGGGATATTTGGTTAGATCTTGATGGGGCTCGTCTAATGGCTGTTGTTCGCCTGGAGCTCGTGCGGTGACGGGACCACTGTCAATGATGTTGTTCATAGCAGTATTTATGGTATCGCTATGAATATGGGTTAATTACTGAGTTTTTTGTTCTCTTAACACATTGACTTCGTGTCGTAGTAGATCTAATTGGTGTTTAGTACTTTTAACTAATTGAACCAATTGACGATGTTGATCAACTAGATCATTCATTAGTGTTTGATTGTTGTTGTGCCCAATGATCAACTGACCAATGTTGTGCTTGGCGTTTACAAGTTCTTGATATGGGTCCCAGCCCGTGTTGTGAAAATCATTCATTATTCAAAAGAGAACAAGAGTTCTTTGGGTGTAGGTGCTGG